TTCTTCATCGTCATATTTTGTAAGAATGCCAAAAGTAAAATTCATACTAACCTCATAATGTCATCAACTGTATTTTTTATCATGTGATTTAACGTAACATATTCGTATGCGTTTTCAATTTGTTTTTCTTTATCACCATCAAAATCTAAAATGTATTCTCGAAGTTGATGATCATTTGTATATGTAAAACCAAATTCATTCATTAGATTAGCACCAGCAATTTTTCTGGAAGCCCAAGGAGTTTTATTTAACATAGATTCCAAAAGTACTAAACCAAACCCTTCACTGAAGGAATGCATAATGTATAAATCTGCATCACGAATAGCCGATAAAACATCTTCTCGATCTTCTATCATAAATGTTTTAACATATTTCGAATCATTTGGTCGAATGTTATGTCTGTTATCATAACCAGTTAATACTAACGTAGCGTCATCTCTTCCAATATCATCGAATATTTGTGCAAGTTCATTCATTGCTTTATTTGGCCAAAACCCTCCACAAGACAGAAACATATGTTTGGTTTCTATGCCATATTTTTCTCTAAAACCTGGCATACCAACAGATATCTTTTCGTCTATACCATGAATAACTCTAACACACTTATTCATGTGATTATGTTTTTTCAATAATTCATAATCTTCTGGCGCAGAACAACCCAAATATTTTACATGTTGCATAGCGTGCATGTACACTGGACTTTCAGATGGTTTTATAATCATGAATAGTATTGGTGAAGGTATTCTTTCTGCGTTCATCAATACTAAATTCTGTAAACCAACATCGCCACCATGAACAATAATCAAATCAAAATTTTGTCCTAATATGTTTACATCCGAAGTAACTTTTACTCCATTCAAATCACCTTTATGTTCTCCTGTGAAAACGGAAACATCATGTCCTCTACGAACACATTCTTCGGCCATATCTCTGACATAATTCTCAGAACCACCAGGATAAGGAGCATAACGATGCACTACAAACAATAAACGCTTCATGCAAATTTTTCCTCAATGACCTTTTTCATTTCAGGCACACGATCATACTGATGTACAATATGATATTCTAATCCGGTTGACGTTACTACTTTACCGTTTTCTAATTTTGGTTTTGGTTCTAAAAGCACAGGATCAAATTGAGCGGCTTTGCTTGGATCACCTGTTGTTCCTAATTGACATGCCCAACCATCTTCCGACCTAGTATATTTTGATAGTGAAGTATAAGGATTTTGACTTACCATGAAATTAAAAGTAGACTGATCGCAAATTGGAATAGGTCTATTTAAACATGATACAAAAATATTCAAAGCTAAATCACGGATAGCATAACCATGTCCAGCTAAAACACCAACGTTGAAGATTTCATTATTTTTAAACTGTTCGTAAATGTAAGCACCAAAAGTTTCTTTTAGATTTTGGTCACCCCAAGGTTCATCTTTGTAGAGAATACTTTCTGAAGCAAAGACTAAATTCTTAGAGATACATTCGGCTTCAAGGTATTCAATAGGATTTTTTTGAAATACAACATCTTTAACATCAGTCGTAATGACATATCTGTAATCTCTATTCTTTAAATAGTTATAGATATGTAAAAATCTTTCGGTGTGAACAGGCATTGAAGATGAATAAGATAAGTTTCCTGAATCATCTTGATTGAAACCTATTACACCGAAACCTGCCTCTGTAATTTTTTTAACAGTATCAGCATCACAGTTCATCAAGATTAAAACTTTATCACCCTCGAAACCTGAGGCATTGATAGAATTGATCCAATATTTTAATTTAGACCAATCATAATTAGTAGAACATCCTATAATCAAATCACGCACAATCATTCTCCTTAATTTATCATATATTCTTTATATATCTTTTAAACCTCTGAACTTTTTGTCCTGGTGTATCTTCTATATATTTTCTTGTGGTTTCGGGTCTGCCCCATTCTCCTGCACCAGCTTTCGAAACAAATTCTTGTTGTTCATTTACATCACCAATTCTTTGCACTGAACCATCTGATTTTGCAAAGTAGGCTTCAAATTTTACATCTTTAAAATCTTTTTTCAAACGTAAAAATTCTTTTAGATTCGCAAGACTATCATCGAACAAACGAACGTGAGAAAATTTACCTTGTTTTAAGTAATTATAAATTATAACATACTTAGCATGAGCTGGCGACAATTTTGTTAATTTACCAGCACGTTCAACTCTTACCTTATCAATATCAAAACCATATTGACGAAATGTATCTAAAAATGTTTCTTTATCATCGAAATCATTACGAGCAGTCAAAATAATCATTTGACTACCGGGTTTATTTACTACATTACGTAAAATAGCTTTCGCTTTAGAGAACATCTTAGTAATTGGTTTCGATTCTTCTTTAAATTTTTTAGCGTCACGAAACTGGCGATAATCGAATTCTTCACCTTTTTTTAATTGATATGTATTGAATTCCTGATTATTTAATTCACGAACAACTTTACCATTTTTTTTAACGGCAATTTTTGCCGTAGTATGAAAGAGAGTATCATCAATATCAAATATGGTTAATCCTGAACCTGTTTTTGAAGAAGAATCTTTTTCTTCATTCATACTCTTAAACATTTGTATTCTAGCTTCTTGTTTGCTCACCCACTCATTAGATGGTTTACCCTCACCTTTGTAATATGCAAGAGGTCGTTGAGTTTTTTTCGAAACTAAAGCCCAACGACCATTTACTTGTTTTAACATTAAGCAGCCTTTGGTAAATTTTTATCTTGATAGTCTTTGATTGCTGCTTTAATAGCATCTTCGGCTAAGATTGAACAATGTATCTTAACTGGTGGTAGAGCCAACTCTTCCGCAATCTCGGTGTTTTTAATTGCACCTGCTTCTTCAAGCGTTTTTCCTTTGACCCACTCTGTGACGAGCGACGAGCTCGCAATCGCACTCCCGCAGCCATATGTTTTAAATTTCGCATCTGTAATAATTCCTTCTTCTACTTTTATCTGCAATTTCAAAACATCACCGCAAGCTGGAGCACCTACTAATCCTGTGCCGACACTTTCATCACCGACATCAAACTTACCTACATTTCTTGGATTTTCGTAATGATCTAATACTTGAGTTGAATAAGCCATTTTAACCTCTTGTTAATTTAAGTATCTTTTGTATTTGATCTTCGACTAATTTTTTTCTGTTTGGCCAATATATGTATTCTTTATCGGCCGTTTGTAAAAGTTTTGTAAAGAAAGGTAAAACCAATTTCTCGACTTGTTGTAATCTAACTTGAAACTCTTCTACGGTGTCAGCCTTCTCATTGATTACTGCATTATACTCTTCTTCAGAGACAGCAGAGAAACCAAAGTCATCATCTCCGTATTCTTGTAATATTTTATTTAAATCGTATGCCATTATTTGCTCCAATTTTTTGCAGCATTAAAATTAGTTTGGCTAAACTCTAGTCGATCAACTAACTTCAATGCACCACCACTTATCCTATCTACTGCCACAAACCCTTCGGGACCAGTAACTCTATAACCATCTTCTGTTCTAACAAAGGTATCTACTGAAGATTTAATTGATTCTAATTTTCTTATTATCATTAACTTAGCATCAACTATTAGATTCATTAAATCAAAAATAGATTTTAATTGATTAGAACTACCTCTATAGAATCTCATCACTTCATTTTTTTCAGCAATTCTTTTCTTCTTTGTATCTTCTTTCTTTGCAGAAATTATTTCTTTATTTAACTTATCTTCAATATATTTAATTAGTTCTGATACATGTTGGCCGGTATTCGTTACCTTTTGACCTGATCTTATTTTGGTATTATTAAATGTTTTAATTTGTTCTTTAAATATTCCAGAAGATATTCTATTTAATACGACAGGATTTATGGTCTGAAAGACTTTGCCAGCCTGCGACAATAAAGATGTTACTGCTTGTGTTTCTTTATCAGTAAAAGTTGCAGTACCAGATGCATCAACAAAAGATGCATCACGAAACCAGACATCTTTAGTTTGTGTTAGATTTCCAATGTCAATATTAAAAGAAGCCTTCAACGTGTCTATAGTTCTTCCAGAATAAGATGTATGAAAAACTATTCCTAGTTGAGCGGCTAACATTTTTTTAGCCATAACTGAATCGATTGGCACTGCATACACGATTGTATTTGGTTGAAACTTTATATACTTTTGTCCGTCAATAGTATCGGTTTCTATATCACCTTTAGTGAATAATAAATCACCTTGTAGTATACCTTTAATACCAAGTTTTGGTAAGAAAGCTAAAGCTATTTTTAATTTCTCATTTAGTCCACCACCAGGATGATTTCTATCAATATCATCATCGGTGTAATTTAATTTACCATCTTTGTTGAAAACAGATTTTGTTCCAACAAAAAACTTTCCGTTTTCAGGATTTATTCCACAGATAACAGCAGGAGCTCCATCCCATTTTGTTGTAACATTTACTTTTGATTGAGAATGACCCGCCAACATATCTCTTAACGATCTTAGAAAATCAATCGATTGTCGAGTGCCATTTACACCAAAATTAAATATATTATCTTCTAGGTGTTCTAGGTGTAAATTGGCACCTTCGTTTTTGGCTTCTGTTAAAAAATCTAAAAATTTCATTAGTATAACTTTCCGAATGGTCCGAATTCACGTCCTTTTTTTTGCGCTAGAAAACTCATATCAGTAAAAAGATCATCCATTTTTTCTTTAGGTAAACTTGTTACATGCATTAAAAAATTTACTTGCATCAATTTTGATGTTGCGATATGAGGTTCTAATGTAAATACTTTTTGCATATTTTTTACAAACTCTTCTGCATTTTTACAACTACCAACATCTACACCATGCGTTTTAATATGGTTGAAAGCATTTTTAGCATACTGGACAGATTCTTTGTCGTTAAATTCTTTTAAAGTTTGAGGATAATTTTTATATGTATTGACAAACTCTACTTTGTATTTTTTGAGGAGAGTAGCAAGTTTATCTAAAGGAGTTTTACCCAAACGAGCTTTAGATGCGCCAGAAGCAGTAGGTTCAAATTTTAAATTTGCTAATTCTGAAGTGGTATTAGGTTTAATTTGAAAATCAAAGTATTGTTTTTTACCATCTTCCATAGCTTCAACAACTACACGAGCATCTTGTGTTTCAAACTTTGTTCCTTCTTTTAAACCTAAAGGACATTTCATAGATTTCACATTAAAATTGTAATGTTTAACATCAGGAAATAAAGCTTCATCTAAATTAACCTCTTCATATTTTGCTTCTTTACCAGAAATTAATTTTAATGAAATGCCAACTAAAGTTCTTTGTTTGTATAAAGTACGCATCATAGCATTTAATTCTGCGATTGAAGCCATACCTTCTTTTTTCATAGCTTTAGTTACATCACTAATAATTTTAGATTCATTTTTTACACACCAAATATCAGCCGGATTCCATGAATCTTTTTTAGCAATTTTAAATTTCTGTGCAATCAATTTAGTAATGAAGTCCATGAAACCACCTTCACGGGTGAATTCTGTGAACTGTGTTCCAGAAAACTCTTGTAAAATTCTTTTTTGTTGTGCGTAATAGTTATCGATCCATTGTTTATTAATAGCAGGATAGATTTTAACTAACTCATGATATTCTTTATCTTTTACAATATCATCACTACTTTTATATTTTACATTGTCATTTAAAGCTCTACGAAATATCCAAGCCGAACCTTTTTCTTGCATTGCTGTTAGTTCAGCAGCTGAGTAATTTTTTGCCATAATTATGGTTGTCCTAATACTTTCATACTTGTTAATGGTCCACTATTGTGTTTGATTTGTATACCAAACATTCTTTTACCATCTGCATGAACACTCATTAAAGTTCCTCCACTTTTTTCAACATGAACTTTTTTAGCATCTTTCAAGGCGTGATAAGTTTCGTTGTCTGAAGGATCTTCTGTGTGGGCAGAAGCTTCTTTCTCATGACCTCCAGTTCCATGAGTTTTAACATAAGGTAAAGCGTGCGAGGTACTGGCTTTAATAAATGTTTTAAGTAAATGATTTTTCAAATCTTCACTTTTCATACTTGAATAATGGTCATGTAATTTATCTCTAACCGAATTATTTACTTTCGAAGCATGAGATAAAGCATCTGAATAGAGAGCATTATTCCTATACGATGATGTACCTTTTTTACCAGCGACTTGTTCAGCAGCTTTAGTAGAAACACTATTTAACTTTTTCTTTTTTATGAAATCCGCATTTTGTTTTTTAACATCACTATCTAAATCCACTCCCAATTCTTTACCTATTGTTCCTGTTCCCCCATTATGGAATCCTATCTTTTTTGAGGAGGAAGATTTTAAAGAAGCACCGACAAATCCATGTTGAGCATCTTTAGGTTTATTATGAAAATGAACAACAACATCCGAAGGATTCTCTTGTTGTGTGGCTTTTATACCAGTGTGTTTTTCTATGTCACCAGGTTTAGCTGTTAAATGTACAGCCTTTACTCCAGAATATCCTTTAGCCTTATTATGTTCAACAAAAGAATTAACTTGAGCCATTGCTCTGTCATTCTGTCGTCTTGCTTCTAATGGATCGTGATTATCTAATTGTTCTTTATGGTGAAATGCAGCTTTCTTGTGTTCATCGTCAATCCATTTTTGTCCATTTGCATGATAAGCAAACATTGCTTCGTTAAAAGCGCCTCTATGAATATTGACGGCAGCTGCCGAAACTTCTACAAGAAATGATTCTTGAATTTTTTTATCTGTTGGATGAATGTCATGTTCATGTTTTAGTTTTCCAATTATATGTTCCGGTGTATAATTATAAAATGTATGAGCAACTTCACCATACTTATTTTTAACATGATGATAATCACCCTTCTTGTGGAGAGTATACTTACCTTTCACCGAATGGTGTAATTCTTGATTACTACTCTCTTTATCTTTATTCTCTAGTAGAAAAACATTGAAACTTTTCATAAGTTCTCCAAGTGTAATCCACTATTTATAATTAACGGATAATGTCAATCTCTTTTTCTCCTGTCCAGACCTCGATTTCTGTTCTAAGTCTATTTTCAGACTTTAAGGTTTCAAATCTGTTAATGGCCTTCTTTCTCCACCACTCAATTATGTTTTTCAAATGAAACTTTTCATAGTTTTCCCCTTGTTTTAAGACTGTTTCTTTTCCATTAACAAAGTCAACCATGTTACTAAATCCATAATCTGACACATAGTAACGTTTCTGTTCGTTCAAATTCTTTGCATTTTCTATGGTCTTTTTAAACTTGGCACCTTCTGGTGTACCTTTCAATGCAACATTGATGTGTGACACCATGGCGTTTGATATCTTTAGTTTACGACTAGATGCGCCTTCTGGTGCAAGTGGTTCACCAATAATTTCTTCCATATATTCTTTTAGGTCGGTGTATGTTTTACCATGCAACATAGGAAGAAAATCACTATCAGTCAAACCCTTATATCGAATATAAGGTTTCATACCATCATATTGTGATACTGCTTTAGTTGAGCCGTATAAACTTGTTGTCTCAAACAAACAAGTTGTCATGTTATATTTCTTGTTCAACATTTCACGTACTTCATGTGTAGTACAAATTGCAGCCATGAGTTTACCACCAAGGTAATTATAACCAAATGGTTGTGCAGGTACAATAACAAAACCCATAATAGCACATCGATTAAACAACTGTGCGCCGCCTTCAGTTTGAGTAAACACTTGACCCAACATTTCATTTCTAGGTTTACAATTAATTACTGGTGAACCTAGTCTAATAAAACCACACCATTTATTTGTTGTGGTTTCTAATACAGCCAACCTCAAACAACGACCAGGGATACTTGTCATATTTGAGTGAGAAGAAATCATGTTCAAATAAATGTCCCACTTTTCTTGTGAAAGTTCCACAACTTCAAAGTTCATTTTTTCTGGTGAAACGGTGAAGTCGGAGAACAAATCATCTTCAGGTCCCATACCAAAAAGTGTCGGCGATCTCTCTGACATAGATGACAACTTTTGTTCACGCATATATTCGTCTATTCTTTCAAACCTATCGAAATAGTTTGAGAATACATTTGCACAATAAATTGCTTGGTCTTTATTCAAACTCATACTTTAATTCCACCGAAATTTTTATTAAATTTACTCTCACGATTACCAAACGTATTTAATGGAGGAGTATCATTTGTTTGTCCTGAATCTGAAATATCATTCTGTGCATCAGGTTCAGCATCATACAGCTTCATCTTAGCTCTATCAATACCAACAACAAATCGTTTGAAATGATTTGGATCACCATAACGATTCTTCAATTGTTTCACCATAATTTGATTCAACTGTTCGAGTTCTTCAGTACTGACCAAAGCAAACATAAAGTCTGCTGTTGCTGGTAGACCAAAAGATTCTGAAGTATCTTCTAGACCCGGATCAGTATTTGTAAAACCACTTCTAGTTGTTTGTGTAGCAGAAAAAACAGGCACAGAAAATTCAACTGCAAGACCACGAAGTTCTTCTGCAATAGCTTTGATATAAGAATAACTATTTACGTTTGCGCCAGGCTTAATACGAGATGAAGAACAAATATTCAGATAATCAATGAACACAATATCTGGTTTGAAATTCTTTTTCAATTGTAACTCATTCAACAAAGCTCTGAAATGAAGTGCTGATGCTGATGCAGTTGGATATTCTTTGATGATTAATTTACCATTTAGTTTAGTTTTTAAATGATTGAACTTTCGCCCATAATCTTCTTTGGTTAAAGTGTACAACTCATTCAGGTCTACGTTTAAAAGATTTGCATCTATACGTTCTGCAATCTTTTCTTCAGCCATTTCAAGTGTAATATACAAAACATTTTTACCTTGTGATAGACAAGAAGCTGCAACGTGACACATAAACAAAGATTTACCAACACCTGTACCTGCAAGTGCGATATTCAAAGTTTTAATTGGAATACCACCTTTTGTGATCTTGTTAAAGATATCGAGGTCGAATTGAATTCGTGTTTCTTGTTTGTGATAGAAATCATATCGTGCATCAAAATCATTTACATAATCGTGACCAATATGATTATCGAAAGACACCGCCAGTGCATCACTTAGAAGTTTAGGTATCTCGCCTTTAGATTTCTTATCTTCGCCGTTCTGGTCTAGAATACTGACCGAATTCATGATTGCATTATAGATTGCTTTATCTTGACAAAACTTTTCTGTTTGGTCAATCAGCCAATCCATTTCTGAACTTTCATTCTTATTCGAATTGAGTTCACGCAGCAAATCAACACAACCATTCACTTCGATTTGTGTTAGTCTTTTAGATTCAGTAAAATCAATGAGTAGTGATTCGTAGGTAGGAGGAGTTTTATATTCTTCAATGAATCTCTTTACTTCGTTGAAGAATTTTTTATGTACGTTATCAGAAAAATATTCGTGCTTTATGAAAGGGAATACTTTGCGGGTATACTCTTCATTGAAGATCAAATTCTTCAGAATTACGGTTTCTAACTGTTTCAAGATTTTTTGCCTTTACTAGAATATAGTCCTGTAGGATATCACCTAACATTATAACAAATTCTTGATCGTCTGTCAACTGTTCTAAGGCAAATGTTGAAGAATCTATGACATGGTAATTGAATTTTAACCTCGCAAAACCCTCATCTTCAAAGAATTGGGTTTGCGAGTATGTTACGGTGACGTTTTGATATTTACCATCAAGTATGGTAAAATAGGTATTTTCATCCCTATAATCTATAGAATACTTAGGACTCTGTTGTTTCTTTATCCATGGGAATATCTTGCATAATATTTCCATAAGCAATTTCATAACGCTTCCTTACATATTCTTTAAATTTTTCATTAGTTAAAATATCACTCCAAAATTCTTTTGTTTGTGTATCATCAAATCGAACTTTGTTTAATACTTCACCAGTATCTTGGTCAACTTTTGCATACCAACCATTTGCAGGTTTAACAACAAAACTTCCCTCTAATGCAATATCTAGTAGACCAGAATATTTCTGGATACCACCATCGAAAGATACTGTAATAGGAATCTTAGACTTCTCACGAACATATCTGGACTTTTCAATGTTGATGATAAAATTATAACCGGTAATTTCTGTTCCGGTTTTTTCTTGTTGACGACCAAGAATCCAAATTGTATCGGCTGAGTAATAAGAACCTGTACCACCACCGACGATATCTTTCGGAAACATACCAATTTCTTTATACGTATGATTAACAACAATCATTGGTATATCTTTAATTGTTAAATGTGGTGTAATCATTCTAAACAATGATTTCATTTGTTTAGCTCTAGTCATATCAGCAACAGACTTACCTTCAAGAGAATCTTCGATCTCTTTCTTTGATGCTAAGTTACCAATAGAATCTAGAATAATAATTACACGTTCACCTTTTGAGATGTTTTGCATCTGATTCATGATATCATGTTTTAATTCTTCAACATCTGTGATTGGTGTATGAAGAACTCTATCAGTATCAATACCAAATGTATCAAAGTATTTTTGAGGAGTACCAAACTCAGAATCGTAAAACAAAACAACAGCATCACTATACTTTCTCAAATAAGCTGAAGCCATTAAAAGAGCAAAGGCTGTTTTAAAATGTTTTGATGGTCCAGCAAACATAGTTAAACCTGGCGTCAAGCCACCATCTAATGAACCTGATAGTGCAACATTCACCATAGGTACATCAGTTTGAATCATATCTTTTTCTGTAAAGAATTCGGACTTAGCAAGTATCGATGTTTCTTTGATAGTCGAACTCTTTTTTAATTTTTCCAATAAACTCATTGTATTTCTCCAATATTAGCAATCTTTGATTTAGGTATTAATTCTGAATCTTCTCTCGCAAACAATTCTACACTAGGTGCTGTAGAGTTGTCAACCTTTTTTTTCTTAGGTATCTTTTTGATTTCCTCTGGTTCCTTTTTATCTTTTAGTTTTCTATATGATTGATTTGAAGCAATTAAAAGTAGAACCGCCAGTGGGTCAAAAACAATAATGATGATGAGTATTACGAAACGTACAGCTTTATCTATAAAATTTGGATCATCTTTTGTGTATAAAGCCTCGGCAATATACTTAATTGGGCCTATTTCTGCCGTTAATTTATTTTCTTCTGTTAGTAAAGGTAATTTTTTGTCATTGATTTCTTTCAATTCTTGTTGTGTTTCTTGAATCTGTTTATCTATTTTCTTAGAAGCTGTTGCTGGATCACCTGCTCTTTTTAATAGATAATCTAATCTATCTTTTACTATCCTCTCTTGTTGTTCTAATGTTTTTATTTGAACACTATTCGCACCTACAATTATATTTGTTTCCAAATGTGCCTTAGAAAGGTATCCAAAAATACCCATTGAGGTAATTATCATCAAAAGAATTATGGACATCAAGAAATAATATTTCATAAATCTTACAGTATCATTCCAGTTGTTATGTAACCAAGAAACCGTTACAAGTTTTGCCATCTCCAAAATTGATCCCATAATGATGATAGGCCAAAACGAACCAGGAAATATTTGTGCTAAACCTATGACGGAATAATAAGCTGCGATGGCCGACAAAGCCACCGCAGTAACAAAAGGAAATATCACTTGTAACATAATCTATCCAAAAAAACTTTCTATAGAATTTTGTTTCTCAACTTGCCAACCCATACAGTCTAAAATTACCTTTACAGGTTCGACAAAGGCCTTATTGAATTGTGTTTCATAATCAATATATTCACTCAAGTTAAATTCTTTAGGCAATCTGCCAGGATAAGAAATAACATCCTCTTTGAAATGATTGGGTACTTTCAAATAAGTAAATTTTAATTTTTCACCTTCTTGAATCAAAGGATACTTTTTCAGAAGTTCATACTTTTTCAAATAATGATTATAAAGAATTGCACCACGTACATGTATAGGTGTACCTTTCTTATACATCATAACAGAATCAGCATAATCTGTCAATCCATTTAATCCTCTAGGGAAAGATATATCTTCGGGAGGTAATTTTTTAAATTCTTCTCTGAAGTTCAAAATAAATTCTTGAACATCACTTTCACTACCTTTCATCATCAACTGAATTACTTCTTTCATTTTTTCCCGTATAGCGGCAGGAGTAGATGACTTGACCATTTCTAAACCCATAACTTTGATTTGAGGTTCTTTATATTGAACACCTTCATTGTTATACACGTTTAGAATATATCTTTTCTTTGCAGTCCAGATACCTTTGTCGGAAAGACCTTCACGTTTCATTTGCATTTTTTGTGAGTATGCGTTAACATACGAAGCAAGTTCTTGATAACTCTTATCAATAAAAGGTTGTATTTTCTGTTCACAGACTTTATCCATGAAGGCGATGATTGCATTAACATTCGATTTGTCTTTAAAGACCGAATCAACAAGCTCACCAAGACGGAGATAAATCGAGTCTGTATCAGAGGCAATAACATAATCTTCACTTTCAGATTTTAATAATTTATTTAAATATTCGTTCAGAGCTTTTTCAATCCAACGAATACTTAGTTGACCTGCGGTTGTGACACCCAAAGCCATACGTAAATCATAAAATCTAAAGTATTGAGAGCCCAAAGCACCATAAGCACTATTAAGTGATACTTTTTTAGCTAACTGTAGATTATCATATCTAGCAATAAGGTTTTTAATTTCATATTTTTTAGATTCGTCGGTTTCATTTTCATAATCTTGTTTAGACTTCAACATTAACTTCTTAAACTTCTTTCGATCTTCATACATTTCTTCCAACATTTTAGGAAGAAAACCTTGAATGTCTGTTCTAAAAAATTGACCGTTAGGAGTTATTGTAACATCTTTTAGTTTTGAGGTGTCTATCTTTCTATCAATCATTCGATCAACATTAACAACTTGACCCAAAACTTCACGCATATCATCTGTATAATCACCATGTTCAATTAATGTTTCTGGCGAAATATTATACTGCATCATCAAATGTGGGTACAGACTGTTCAAGTCAAAACTTGCCACATAGTTATGCATACCAACTTGAGGCTCTTTGACATAAGCACCTTCAAAAGCTTCTGTCTTGTTCTTTATGATCTTAGGTGGTACGATAATATTCTTCTCAAACAGATATGAATAGATGATAGAATCCCACATTCTAGTTTGTGCGAAAATATCTTCATAGTTTGTTTTCGTATCATACGCCAAAGTTAAACCAAGTTCGATAAGTTTTAATTTACTCTCTAGTTCAAAAACAAGTTCAACGTCAACGATGTTATACTCAATAAACTTTTGAAAGTTTAGGCGATAAAGTTGATGTAGATTATCATATTCAGAGTAATCAATTTTTTTCTTACCTAGTTCTACGTGAGCAATATTATCCAGTCGATAAGATTCTTGCGATTTACCACCAGGCGCATACCATTTGTACAATTCAATGTAATCTAATGTAGCTACACCAGTTAAATCATAAGAGGTCATATTCTTACCACGTATGATTTTTTCTCGGCCATAAACATTATTCCAAGGTGAAAGTTTCTTAGTAATCTCTTCACCAAGAATACGATTGAATCGATTGACCAAATAAGGAATATCAAAGAACTTAATATTCCAACCAGAAATTACATCTGGATAATCTTCCTCCCAATCATCAAGAAAAGTTTTACAAAGAGTATATTCATCACGACACTTTACATACTTAACATTTTTATCTTTGTTAGTCTCATCTTTTTCTTTGTCGTAATCACCACAACCATAAACGACCATATCACCATTCAAGTCACGAATAGCGATGGCTGTAATTGGTTCTGTTGCTTTATAGGGATCAGGAAAACCATTTTCTGATCCCACCTCAATATCAATGATAGAAACTTTTAAGTCATTGATATTCCAGTCAATCATTCCTGGTTGCGTTTCAGCAATGAAGGCATATTCGAAACTAGAATTACCATAGATTTTAAAATTCTCAATCTCATCATATCTCTTTATGAAATCACGAGCATCACGTATCGTTTCGAATCTTTTAGATTCCAGATTTTCGCCGAATAGATTTTTCCATTCTGTTTTCTTATTCGATTGTAAAAACAAAGTCGGAGAGTATTGGATTTTCATCTTAACTCTCCGACCGTCCTTTACACCTCGAAATAGAATATTATTTCCGTATGTCGAAACGTTGGTGTAATATTTTTTCATTTAAACAAGTTTTGATGCGATTTGAATTCCTGAACCGAAGATTTGATTGTATTGATTTTCCAATTCAACCACTGGAGTATTGATGCACAAAATATCGGACTTGTTAATTTTAATTCCTGTTTTAAATTCGTTACTATATTCTAGATAAGGAGAAAAAGCAATACCTCCTTGGTCAGTTTGAGAACGTGGAGGTACGACAACTACTTGTACAGGTTCACGAATAGTTACA